TGCTGCTTTCCATAGCTCCACAATCTGCGGGTATGTCAGGCGATATGTGTCGATGATGCGCTTGGCTTCATCTAAGGTTACTTCAACGCCGAAGGTCTTGAGTTGGGCTTGGAACTTGGCTGCGCCCATGCCGTACCCTGCACCAAGGATGGTGGTCTTACCCACGAACCGCTCGTCTTTTGTGATTTCGCTTTCAGGCTTGTTGTAGATGGCCGAGGCCATTATTTTGTAGACATCGTCGCCGTTCTCAAACGCTTGCACTAGGTCGTTCTGCCCAGCCAGCCATGCCAACGTCCGCGCCTCAATCTGTGAAGAGTCTGAGTCCAGTATCACGTAGCCTTCAGGGGGAATGATGGCGTACTTCAATGGCGACTTGCGCGGTAGGTTCTGTAGGTTCACCTTGTCATCGCCGCCCCAACGCCCCGTGTGCGCTGCGTAGTAGCGCAGGGGTACAGGCAACGCCCCCCGATGGGCAATCCCAATGAACCGCTCGGTGCGGGTCTCCTCGATAGTGGACTTTGTACCTAACCGCGCAGCCACAAGTGTTTGTACGTAATTGTTTGGGTGCTCAAGCAACGCCTTGAACTCCTCGTCGGTCTTAGAGAACGCATACGTCTGCTTGCCCGTGGTGGGGCTCTTCTTCATCGGCGGGACTACACCATTTTCCCGCAGCAACTCGGCAAACTTCGGGTTGCTCATTAGGGTGTCTTTGTTGTACGCACCCAGCCAATAGGATTTCCTCTCCTTCACCTCCTTCAAGTAGCTACCCAACGAAACCGTATCCAACTGCAACACCGGCTCGGTGAACATCTTGATGGTCAGGTCAATGAGTCGCAACTCAGTCGGCGGGAACTCCCCGCTCATGGCATTGAACAGCTTCCACGTCAGGGTCACATCGTTCTTGCAGTAATCACCATACCTTGCAAGCTGGTCGGCGGGAAACTCTTCGCGGTATAGCCCCAAGGCATTGACTACCTCCGTACCCTTAACGCCGAGACCATAGTGAGATGACAGCACAGCCAAGCTGCCGCCTACCTCCGTCCCGTGCAGCGCACGGCCCATGCTCAATGTGTCCAGCCATCCCTTGGGCTTGATGCCAAAGTGGTTAGATAGGATGAACCCATCAAACATAGCGTTATGGGCTAACGCAAGTGAGTTACTCCAGTCGTAGTTCTGCAAGAAGGCATAGGTGCTGAGGGCATCCCCGCTGAACCACTCGGGCTCACCATCGTTTACCTGTACTGCAACACCAATAACCTCAAACTGTGGGTCACGTATGTACTCCTCAGTGGTGTACTTCTTCAGCCCGTAGTCCGAGGAGTAGTAGGTCTCAAAGTCAATCGTGATGATGTTCATTTGTACGGGTTTTGAGTGTTGAGTGCGGGGTTGTAGAGGAGACCTTGCCCGATGGTGTTTTGCCGCATGGCTTCCTGTTGTTGGTAATTTCCTAGCTGCGCTGCACCGAACGCATCGTTGAGACTACTGCCTATTGCCGTGGTCACTTGTTTCCTAGTCATAGGCGTACTAGACCGCGCCTGTTTCACCGTTTCTTCTTCGCTGTCTCGCAGTATCCTGCGCATGACAAGTTCGTCAAACTCCTTGCGCCGCACTTCTTTCAATGCCTCGTGCAACGCGCCCTTCTCGGGCTCGGTCATCACATCGCGGAAATTGGGGGCAAACATGAAGCCCCATTTACTGGCGTCCCCGTAGAACTCTTCGGGGTTGGATTCCATACGGCCTAGTAGTGCACGTACACCTGTTGATAGTTCGCTCATTTTGATTCCTTAATAAATTTAATGTAGTTCCCAAGAACGGATACGTTGTCTTCATTGATGACGAATGTTATGCCCCCAGAGGTTTCAAGGTCACGTAGATTTTTGTCTTGCAGTGCGGTGGTCTTGCCGCCGTTGGCCTTGGCTTCGATAGCCAAGAACCTACCGTTGACGCAGCACAGGAAGTCGGGTACTCCTGCATTGCCATACCCCGTGCCAATCGGCATCGCATAGTAGACCCCATGCTCTTTGAGGATGGCCTTGATTTTGGCCTTGACCTTTGATTCAGGCGTTGATGCCATCTAACACTCCAGTAGTTTTCAGGCCCCCACTGTAGCACAGTATTGGACTTTGTCAACATCAGAAACAAAAAAACCGCCCGAAGGCGGTTGGGGTTTTCCCTAATGATGTTAGGTTGCGTGGGTGTCTTGTAGCTTGCTTGCGTACCACACCAGTTTACCGATGTCCTGCGCAGCATCATCCTTGTAACCCGCTCGGCTCGTGTACTTCAGCACGTTGCCTTTCAGGTAGCCACGGAACTCCTCGGGTGTCAGCTTAGCCTTGATGAAGTCGATGACCTCGATGCCGCCTACCTTGTAGCGCTCAGGGCTGTTGACCATATCCTTTTCCGGTGTAGGGGTGGGCATAGGTGGTGGCGGCGGTGGCGGGTTGATGGGGGTGTTGCTTGTAGCTACGGCTACTGTCTTCCACGCATCTTTATCGCGTGTTTTGTATTTACGCTTGGGGGGCCCAAACTTCTTGTCCCGCCACATTGTGCTGTGCACATGATGCGGCTTTATGCCTAGCCCTTCAGCTACCTCTTTAACGGTTGCTTGGGGATGAAGTTTCATGTAGCCACGGACTTTGTGTGCCATGCTGTTCTTAAATATTGCCATTACTAGCTCCTTGGTGGTTGGTTACGTACTCGGTAAGAATTTCTCGGATTTTGGCTTGCTTTGTGTACGGGTGGTGTGTACTGAAGTAATCCAGCACATGCCTTGGTAAACGCAAGCTCGTAGCAAACAACGATGGCTTCTTACTAGGGCCACGTCCTTTGCGCTTTGGTATTGGTTTCAGGTGTTCAATTCCGGTGGTCACTCGCTCTTCTCCTTTAGTTTCTCTTTGAGGTTTTTGTTCTCACGCAGTAGCTCGGCAATCATTTTCAAATGCTCTTCGTGGCGGTCTTGCATGACCTTCATCACACGCTTGAAGTCCACCTTCCATGAGGTCTGCCATGCGTCCATCTTCAGCAGCATCTGTTCAGAGTGATACCAAACGTAGTCGGCGGTTATGCCCTCCGTTGCTACGCTTTGTTCTTCTATCGGGGGTTGTTGTGCTGGGTTCATTTCTTTCTCCTAGTAAATGTTGTGCCGACGCGAACGCACAAACCCGGCGCAGGGGGTTTCCAATGTGTTCCTTGGCTCGTCGTAGAAAACACGGTCACGCGCTGATACGCTGGTGTGGAACCTATCCGGTATTGCGGTACGTATAGCCGCAATTACTTCGCTCAACTCCTTGTTTTCCACGTTGAAGTCTTCGCGCTTTGGACGCGCTGCCCATATGAGTCGTTGTTGGTGTTCAACGCTTAGCATTTTTGTTCCTCAGTTTTGTTTAGTGCGTCAATCGTTTTTTGTACGCTCAACGCAGCCCGCATGCCATCTTCATAGCCCCTTTGGTACGACTCTTCGTCGCACTTAATCAGGTCGTTGATTAGGTTCATAGCCTCTGTGCATACGCGTGTAAGGCTATCTAGCGCGAGTTCTTTTTTAGGTATCATTTTTTGCTTCCTTTGGTTTAACTTTCACTTCTTCCGAAGCGCCGATGTGGTACACGTTCCCTTCTTCGTCTGTACAAACGCTGTACATCCCATCAATGTGGTGGAACTTCAACTCCAGCCCATTGCTTAGCACAATCGTGCTATTTCTTGGCACGTTGTAGAGCTTCATCCGTTTTTCTCCTTCAACATTTGCTCGATGGCTCGGGCAAATTCAAGTTGCGTTGGTTGGGGTTTATTGATGCGGGGCATCGCCCAATATTTTTTATCAATCTCCTCATCCGTCAGACTTACCCACGGCTTCTTGTAGACCTGTATGTCGTCGTCATCTTCATCCATTTTTCTTCTCCTTCACCTTAGCTGTACCGAGCGCAAGGAACCATTCTTGAAACACATCCGCAGGGCGGCATGCTAGGTATACCCCCCTGCCATCACGCACCTTGGCTATCGCGGCAACTACGTCTTTCCAGTCGTCTTGGTTCATGCCGTAGATTGCTTCCTGCGCTGGCTCCTGCAACTTGTCCGCAGCCATAGCCCTCTTAGCTGGAAAGCCGCCGCCCCACATACCCTGCCGCTTGGCAAGGTCATCGAACGCTTCGTCTTCAGGTGTTTTCATTTGCTTTCTCCTTGTATACCGGTGTTAAAAATTTATGCTTCGCCATGTCCTCTAGGTAGAACAGATACAGTCCTGCGCCGGGGTTGATACATGCAAACGGCTCTTGCCCTTCATGCGTCGGCTCAAGGTAGATTGAAAACAACTCACCCACTGCTGAACTAAGTTCAAACCTGTTTTCACCAAAGATGTATCTGTACCCCTTCACGCAGTACCCGTATGGGGTAGTCACGTTATCAACCACCACACAAAACTGCCGATACCGGCAACCAGCAGGGTAAAGAGGAATATGGCAACCGCAGTCAATATCAGGTCGCCAAACAAGTCTTCATCAGAATCATGTTTCATTTCGCCTCCCTCGCGGCAAGCATTGCGTCTGCCACCTTGTGAACCCATGTGCTGTAAAAATCAAGGTCGTTTGTAACCCAATCAATGCGCACTATCAATCCCTGCATAGCCATCCCCGCGTACCAATCATGCAGGGTCATGTCGCGGGCATATCCACCAGTTCTCTGCATCCATGTGGGGTCAATGGTTGTGTTGTCTTCTTTCATTTGCATTCCTTAGTAAACGCAGCGACCCACATGCTGCACTCGGGTTGATAGGTGGCGTATCCAAGGTAGAACCCCACCACAATGATGGTGGAGACCAAACCTAACAATGTTAGGAAGTTGATGATGTATCTCATGTTGTCTCCACTTCTGCATGTGTCTCAATCCATACTTTCGCGCCGCAAGATAGCGGGTCGTTCGGGCTGTAGACAACCTTGCTCGGGCCGTTTACTAGTACGGCATTACAGCGTGTATTGGATTTGTACGTTTTGACGGTAAGCACAGGTAAGTCTGCTCCTTTCGCGTTAGCCTTAATGTTGTGCTGGTTTACATGGATGATTGTCTTCATAGCTCCTCCATCAACGGGTTGATTCCCCCCATCAATGCCTGTATTGCCACAATGGTGTCGGCTTCGCTTACCCCGTACTTAGTATGCTTTCGCAGTACCTCGCGGATGTCGCTTAGCGTTGCCCAATACCGATGCCCCCATGAGGCCATCTGAAACTCCATAGCCTCCTCGGGTATCTTAAATATCAACTGTGCTTCCATGTCTACTCCTTCTTCTCGTCTACTTTCACAACAAACACCTCGTCGTTCACTCGGCAACCTACGTCACTAAGGAAGAATCCAGCGTCCACTAACTTGAGCATGCCTAGCTTTCCTCTCATGCTCTCAGGCAATGTATTGTCATCGTAGATTTGTACATTGTCATCTATTCTAACTAGGTACTTACCCGAATCTCGCACAATTAAAGCTGCGATTTGCTTATCGAATTGGCGGCGAATCTCCTCGATGGACTTCACCTCCATCTGTAGTTCCTTCTCGCCTTGTATGTGCGCTAGTACTCCGTCTCTAAGGCGCGGCTCCATGTTGTCCACATAGGTTAGAAACGCTGCATACCCCGCGCCTTTGACGTACTCCATCATCGTTGTGCCAATGCTGTACTCATGTTTGCTCAAGGCTCGGGTTTTACCGCTCTCCTGACCGCTCAGGAACCTATCGGCTTCCTTGTGCGCCTCGGATAGACGCTCACTCGGGTTGCGCGGGAAGAATGTCTTCTTGACTTTGAGCACGGCCTTGTCCACATCCTTGGTCTTGTACTCACTACCCCGTGTTCTGTTCTCGCTTATGCGGTGATTGCTGACCGCAACAACGTAGTCCCGCCCGTGGTACATGCGACCGATGCTGCCAAGCTTTTGCCCGTTTGTCATTACCTCGAACGTGCTCACCTCGTCGCCCATATTCACACGCGGCACTACGAACTGCCACAGCGGATACATCGGGGCCAGCTTCGCAATCGCTTGCCTCAGCAGGGTATGGGCGTTCAGGTTGCTCTTGGTGTAGCCGTTCTTAACCACCTCGGGGCTCAGCACCACGTTGTTGAATTCAAATATGTTCATGTTTACTCCTATGTAGTTACGCTTAACTCTTACCACTCGAACCGCTTGAGGATGTCGTCCACCTTGGACTTCAACTCACTACGCGAACCCGCATCCTCTTTGATGCTCTCGATGTCCGCACCCATCATGGTTAGTTCTACCTGCCTACGTGCTTCTTCCAACGCAGGGTCGTTCGTCACGTTCAGCTTGGTCAGCAGAGAACACAACTCGATGGGGTTGGTAATCAGCGTGTCGTGATACCGCTTCTTCGCATCGTCGCCCTCAAGGTCTGTCAGCTTCTCAGACATGCCGACCAGCATCTTGTGCAGTCTGTCCCACGGCTCGCGCATCGCCTCGGCGAGCTTGGTCTCCTGTTGCGTGATGAACTCGGCTCGCATCTCCTCCAAGTCATACGCGGGTATGTCCAGTCGGAAGTCACCAGCCTCGGGCACGGGCTTCACTGTTCGCCGGAACCCAAACTTCTCTCGTACTGCTTCGATAGCTGGATAGTCCTCGGCCTTGTACAGCCCTTGCAACGCGGTCGGCGCTTCAGCCACCAGCCTCGGGTACTCGACGTAGAAGTTGTTGCACATCATGTCGAACGTCTGCTCGAACCCATTCATGGTCTGCTTGTATTCCATGAACAACGCCGTCGGTAACATCCGCTCACCCTTATCAGCCCACGGCAACGTGTGCTTGTTGTGATACAGCCGAACCCGTGCAGCAAAGTCCGATATGTCTTTGCGTAGGCTAGTACCCGCAAACAGATTCTTCTTCGTCTGTGACGCACCACGTACCGCCCCCGCATCGCTGTTCACCTTGTCGGTAATCTCGCGGTCAATCTTCGAT